GCGAAGACTTCTGATGTGAGTTCCGCCTCTCGCGGCACTTCTATTACTGTCGGTGGCTCGTCGTACACCGTGCGTGAAAATCGCGCAATTGACGACGGAATATTTTCTGAATTGTTGTTGTCCAAGGTTTGATCAGCCATGAGCATCGCCAAGGTCAACACACGCGCCAAGTGGACAGCATTGAATCCTGTGCTGTTGTCTGGTGAGACAGGGATTGAAACGGATACCAAGGCAAAGAAAAACGGCGATGGCAAAACGCCATGGAATCAATTGCCGTATAACGGGGCAACTGGTTATTGGGGAGACTTTGCGGATTCCAGCAATCAAACTGCTGTAGCAAATACGCCAACCGCTGTTCTTTTTCGTGTTGACGATTTACGCAACCGTGGCGTCCGCAATGTAAGCAATAGTCGGATTACCGTTGATTATCCGGGAATTTATTCCTTTACTTTTGTGCTGCAATTTTCAAATGATGACACAGTAATTCACGATATAAACGTTTGGCTTCGTCTAAATGATTCAGGCTCCAGCGGAGATCTTTCTAGTACTGGAACAAAAATCAGTGTGATTGAAAGCCATGGCGGCGTTCCGGGAAATAACGTTGCAGCCTTGAATCACGCTATGCGTTTGAGTGCCGGCGATTACGTTGAATTGATTTGGGCAACAAGTCATGCAGATGCATATCTGCAAGCAAGTGCAGCTATCACTAGTCCGTATACCCGTCCAGCAACGCCTTCTGCTCACTGCAGCGTTGTTCAAATCGCTTCTGCATAACGATGGCTGACACAATCCGCGAAAAGATACTTGCTCGCATCAAAACCAACCTTGATGCAATCAGCACTGCAACCGTCTACCGCTCCCGTGTTGAGCCGCTTTCTCGTGGCGAAGCGCCTGCAATCATTGTTGAGCCTGTAAGCGATCAGCCTTCTGAGGTATTTAGCAGCAAGCTTCAATGGTCTCTTCGGGTTCGTGTCACGGTCATTGTTCGAGCAAATGTGCCTGATGACGACTCAGATGCATACACGCAATTGGTTCATAACAAAATAATGTTGGATCCAACTTGCGATGGAAATGCGTTGGATATAGATCCAGACCGCGTTGAATTCAACCTATACGAAGCAGACGTGCCGCTTGGTGTCATTAGTATGGACTACATGGTCATGTACCGTTCCGGTCGCACTGACCTCACCGCAACGGTCTAATCTCATGGCTAAGGGCAAAACTCCAAAGCCGGTTCCTAATCCTGGGGTCGGGGGAACTTATCTCTTTGACGCCGAGACTGGTGAGCTTAAACTGTTGACAGAAACTGATCCTTTAACGGACCAAAAAGATGGCGAAGCTTTACCGGAAGCGGACCGTCCTTGTTAAGGCAGAAAGCACCTACGGCACGGATTCCACTCCGGCTGGCAGTGACGCCGTTCAAGTTCGGAACCTTGAGATCACCCCTGTTGAGTCTGAGGTTCTCAGCCGAGATCTCGTCAGAACTTACCTGGGAAACAGCCCTCAGCTGATCGCTAACACTCGTGTGTTGGTGACTTTTGAGGTTGAGTATTCGGGTTCGGGTACTGCAGGTACTGCGCCTCGTTATGGCGCACTGCTCAAGGCATGTGGTTTCTCTGAAACCGTCGTTGCCTCGACATCCGTTACCTACGCTCCTGTTTCCACTTCGTTCGACAGCGTCACCATCTATTACTCGACTGATGGTGTTCGTCACAAGGTGACTGGCGCCCGTGGCACTTTTACTGTCAACCTGAACGCCAACCAGATCCCTGTCGTCAACTTCACGATGACAGGTCAGTACAACGCACCTACTGACACTGCGGATCCCACCACCACCTTCACCAACCAAGCTGCTCCGCAGATCTTTAACGACACCAACACCACGGCATTCAGCCTGTTTGGTGAAACTGGTCTGCCCCTGCAGAGCTGCACCTTGGATCTCGGTAACGAAGTGGTGTATCGGGAATTGGTGAATTCCGACAAGGAAGTGAGCATCGTAAACCGCGCCGGTAACGGCAGCTTGGTGATCGAAATGCCGACCCTTGCCACCTACGACTTCTTTGCTGACGCAGTGGCAGGTACAACTGGCGCAATGAGCATCACTCATGGCACCAACGCAGGCAACATCATCACGCTTGCTTCGGCAGCCGGTGGTATCAGCCTTGGCAACCCGTCTTACTCAGAAGACCAAGGCGTTGTTATGCTGAACCTGCCGTATACTCTCGTACCCTCTTCTGCGGGTAACGACGAGTTCACGCTCGCTTACACCTAACCTGCATGGCATTCGTTTTCAAGAAGACTGCTTCTTACAAGTGGCAAGTCACGGTGGAGACACCTATTGACGGCGGCAAGTTTGAAAAACAAACGTTTGACGCAGTCTTCAAGAAGATGAGCCGTTCCGCCTTCAACGATCTGATTGAAAAGGGCGATGATGCCTTGATCGATTCGATCCTTGAAGGTTGGGACGGCATTGCCGATGAAAGCGGTAAGGAAATTCCTTTTACCGCTAAAACCAAAAAGGATTTGATGGATGACCCGTATGTGGTCCGCGCATTGATCACGGCTTACGCGGACAGCATCACTGGGGCGCCCGCAAAAAACTAAAAGACGCCGCCCGTTACTACTGCGGTGCTGGCGGTGAAGATGAAGAAACTGAAGACGACCTCAAGGCTTTAGGTCTGACCCCCGAGGCAATTTCTGATCTTGCGGCAAAAAAGCGAGATCGAGATTTTGAGGTATGGGAGGAGAACGCCGAAATCGTGATGATGTTCATGCGTATGGCTACGCAGTGGAACACGGGCGTCAACGGAGCTGTTGGTCTTCACTACCCGAGTCTGGAATGGCTCTGTAAGCTGTATGCAGTAAAGGATCCTGTTGCCATTTTTGAAGGCGTACAGGTGATGGAACTGACCGTTCTGCAGACGCTCAACAAGGACAAGTAATGGCAGTCTCGCAAGCCACTGAACTGAAGATCCTTGTCAAGACAGCTGGTGAGAACAACCTCGACCGGCTGTCTAGGTCTCTGGGCAATATCGGGAAGAACACTGTTGATACCAATTTCAAGTTTGATAAATTTTCGCGTTCGTTATTGAGAACTGAGCAGGCATCAACCAAAAGCATTAACACGCTGCGTAGTTATGCGGCTTCATGGCGTGAAGTTGCAAACAGCGTTGATATCGCAAGCGCCGAATTCAAAAAGGCAACTGCAGAAGCTGAGCGTTTAGAAAAAGCTGTTTCACAAGCGCAAGGTCGGAGAGGGCGGGGTCGCTTAGCACAGGGCGCCCAGATTGCTGGTGCTGTAGGTGCTGCTGGTATTTTTGGCGGTCCTGAAGGGGCGCTTGGAGCAGGAATTGGTGCATTAGTTGGCGGTCCTCTTGGTGCAGCAACTGGCGGCGCAATTGGTGCGCAAGTCAGTGGTTTGCGGCAACAACTGGGTTCTCTCGCTGAATATGCAGCTGGTTTGGAGAAACAAAGGATTGCCTTGCGTGGGGTCACAGAAAGTTCAATTGAATATCAACAAGCGCTTTCATTTATTGATAAAACAAGCAGAGATTTTGCTATTCCTCAAGAGATTATTACAAGGCAATTCACAAAACTAAGCGCATCTGTCATTGGGGCTGGCGGTAGTGTTGCGGATGCTGAGGTTGCATTTAAAGGTATTGCCGCTGGCATTCGCGGCACTGGTGGAGATTTGCAGGATCTCGATTCTGCATTGACGGCAACTGCTCAGGTTTTCAGTAAAGGCAAAGTAAGTGCAGAAGAATTGCGGCAGCAAATTGGTGAACGCTTGCCGGGTGCATTCACCTTATTTGCTGAATCATTAGAGATGACACCACAAGAGCTTGATAAGGCTCTTGAAAAAGGTCAAGTTAGCTTGCAAGATTTTCAGAAATTTGCAGAAAATTTGTTCAATGAATATGGAAAAACTGCACAAGTTATCGCAGATGGACCGGACGCGGCTGGTGACAGGCTGAGAAATTCTCTTAGCAGGCTCAGTGAGTCAGTCGGTACTTTGCTTAAGCCTATTGGTGCTGCTTTTCAAAGTACTTTTGCAGATATTGCGGCGGCGATTGACAAGGCTGCGCGAAAACTTTCTGATTTCCTTGGTTTAGGAAAAGCCGATCAAATCAAGCGCCTTGAAAGAAATATTGCAACAACGCAGGAAAGAATTACTGGTTTTCAAAAACGTTTTGACAAAACACAGTCACAGGAAGCAGCAGACAATCTCAAGCTATTCCAACAAAGACTTGTCCAGCAACAATCACAATTAAAGGCATTGCAAGGTATTCAGCAAGCTGCTGAATCAGTGAAGCCACGGACAGGATTGCCTGGTGTTGACAGGACGGGTGGCGCGGGTGAAAAAACCAGAGAAGTAAAAACAAAAACTCTGAGCCAAGAGCTACTAGATCTTGCTCAAAAAAGAAATCAAGCAGCAAGAGATGGATCTCAAATAGACGCTTTACGTTATGACTTTTTATACAAAGAACAACAAATTAGGGAGCAGCTAGCAGCGAAAATAATTGATCGAAATTTGGCGCTTGAGCGTTCCGACAACAATCGTTTGAAATTGGAAGAGGGAATTGGACGCCTTGTTGCAGACACTCCCACTTTGTATAGAAAAGCTGTTGAAGAGCAGAAAAAGCTAAATGAATCAATTCAAGATCGTGCAATCAAGCTCGGCGTTATTGACGAAAAAGAAGCAAAGATTCTTCAGGCATCTCGTGAGCTTGCTGAGCTTGAGCCTCTTCGAGGTCAAGTTTCGGAAGACATGTTGCCGCTATTTGACAAAATCATTGAAAAGCTGAATGAAATAAAACGTGGCGCTACTAACTTTGGCAAAGAGCTGGGCGAGAGCTTCCAAGAAGGCATTAAGACGATGGGAGAACTATCCCAGAATCTTGGCTCTGCCCTTGCCGGTGCTTTTGGTGGCTTGAGCGATCAGCTTGCTGATTTCATTACCACTGGTAAAGCATCGTTTGCAGAATTCACCCAATCGGTACTGCAGGATCTCGCCAAGATCTTTGTTCGCTTTGCAATGTTTAATGCATTGAAAGGGGTCTTCCAAGGCACTGGCTTCCTTGGTTTTGCTGACGGCGGCATCATGACCAAAAATGGTGCAATGCCCTTGAAGCGTTACGCAAGGGGCGGCATCGCCAACAGCCCGCAACTGGCAATGTTTGGTGAGGGCAGCATGCCTGAGGCTTACGTGCCGCTGCCTGATGGTCGCAGCATCCCCGTCAGCATGAAGAACGGCGGTTCTGGCACCACTAACGTCGTCGTAAACGTTGATGCAACTGGTAGCGCAACACAAGGCGATAGCGGACGGGCTGAGGCACTTGGCAGAGCCGTGTCACAAGCGGTACAAGCTGAGATAATCAGGCAGAAGCGACCTGGTGGTCTCCTTAGCTAACGGTCATGGCAACCTTCTCGTACACACCTGACTTTGACGCTTCTGAATCCAGGCGTCCGAATGTAAGGCGTGTTCAATTTGGTGATGGATATGAACAGCGTTTGGCATATGGATTGCACACTCAGCCTGCTGAATGGCGTTTGACTTTTAAGAATCGAACCGACACTGAACGGGACAATATTCGTGACTTCTTGGAAGCACGTGGCGCAGCTGAATCGTTTGATTGGACACCGCCCGGCGGAAGTTCAGCAAAGTGGGTATGCGATGAATGGACAACAACGTTGATTGCAGCAAATATCAACACAATTCAAGCGACCTTCCGTCAAGTGTTTGAAGCGTAATGGCAATCCCAACTTCAGAATTACAGAAGGTCAATCCAAGCAGCATTGTTGAGCTATTTGAGCTTGAGCTGTTTGCCAATATTCATGGCGTTGACTATACCTATCGCTTTCATGCAGGCACCAATGATTTAGCGACTTACGGCAATATCACTTGGGATTCAAATGAATATACGGCACTGCCGATACAGGTTGAGGGGTTTGAATACAACGGTGAAGGCGGCAGCCCACCGCGTCCAACACTGACCGTTGCAAATTTGCTTGGCAGTATTACCGCAATTCTTCTTGAGGTAAACGAAGTTACCCCCGGCAACGATCTGACTGGTGCAAAATTAACGCGAATTCGCACCCTTGTTCGTTATATAGATGCGGTTAATTTTACAGGCGGCACAAATCCGTATGGAACGCCAGATACCAGCGCAAAGTTGCCAAATGAAGTTTATTATGTTGCCCGTAAAGTTACTGAAGACCGGAATTCTATTCAGTTTGAATTAGCTGCGGTTTTTGATCTTGCCGGTGTTCGCGCACCAAAACGTCAATGCAGCGCCAACCTTTGCCCTTGGATTTACAAGGGATCGGAATGCGGCTATAGCGGCACTGATTATTTTGATGAGAACGATAACGCCGTAGAAGACACTGCTGATGACGTATGCGGCAAGCGGTTAAGCAGTTGCCAAGTTCGCTTTGGTGCCACAGCGGAACTACCCTTTGGGGCATTCCCAGGTATTGGCGCATTTAACGGATGAAGGCAACCGCTAAGGCAAAAGCACTGGAGCATGCGAAGGCGGAAGATCCGCGTGAGGCTTGCGGTCTTCTTGTGGTCGTCAAAGGACGGGAGCATTACGTCCCTTGTAAAAACTTGGCAGAAGGAAACGAGTTTTTCATTCTTGATCCAGTTGACTACGCAGCGGCGGAAGACAAAGGAGAGGTCACCGCCGTCATCCACAGTCATCCAGTTACCCCACCCATTCCCAGCCAAGCTGATCGACTGGCGTGCGAGAAATCCGGCTTGCCTTGGTACATCGTCAATCCCAAGACGGAGCAATGGGGGGAGTTGTCGCCTGAAGGCTACAAAGCACCGCTAATTGGAAGGGAGTGGGTTTGGGGCGTGACCGACTGCTGGACGCTAGTGCGCGATTGGTACGCCGAACAGGGAATTGAACTGCGGGACTGGGACCGCCCAACAACGCCTGAAGAGTTTAATCAAAACCCGATGTTTGATCATTGCTGGGAAGAGATTGGGTTTTGCAAGGTTGACGTTGAGGACATGCAGCCTGGCGACGCGCTGCTGATGGCGATTGACTCAAACAAACTGAACCACGTCGGCGTCTACATTGGCGATCAAATGGTGTTGCATCATTTACGCGGTCGCCTGTCCAGCCGTGATTTATTGGGCGAATGGCTTCTAAAATGCACTGGTAGGGTGCTTCGTTATGGTGCGTGAAGTCAAGCTATACGGCGCCCTCGCAAAGTTTGTAGGGCAACGGCGTTTTCTGGCAGAGGTCAGTAGCGCTGGTGAAGCGATGCGAATGCTGCTGGCTAACTTCCCAGGGCTTGAGCAGCACATGGCTGATCAGTATTACAAGGTAATTGTTGATAATTACGAATCAGATTTAAACGAAATTAATCATCCAGTATCTCAAACCATTCAGATTGTTCCAGTGCTTGGCGGTGCTGGTGGTGGTGTCGGAAAAGTTGTTGCTGGAATTGCATTGATTGCAGCGGCAATTGTTTTTGCTCCTGCAGGGGCGGCAGTACTTGGCATCGGTGGCATTGGAGGCGGTCTTGGTGCTGCTGGTGCTGCTGGTTTTTTGACTGCTGCTGGCGCCAGTGCAATTGCCGGTATTGGTGTTGCATTGACACTTGGTGGTGTTGCTCAGCTGCTGAGTCCTACGCCCCAAATGGGAACAATCGGTCCTCTCGGCGGTATCGGTGGAACGGGACGGCGGCAAACATCTACGGAAGGAACCGAGTTTGACCCGCAAGAGTCTTACAGCTTTAGTGGAATTCAAAACACCAGCAAACAGGGCGTTCCTGTCCCTGTTGTGTACGGCGAAACTATCGTGGGTTCGGTGGTGATCTCCGCTGGCATTGACGTTGACACGATCTGACATGGCTAAGAAAAAGCGGAATCAGATCATTGGTGCCGGCGGTGGCGGCGGTGGTGGTGGTCAGACAGTTGTACAGCAAACGACTGTTGTTCAGCAGTCAGCTCCACCGGCTGTTCGGACGCCCACTCGTGCAGCGGACAACCTTGCCTCCACGGCAAAAGCCAACATTCTCGACTTGTTGAGTGAAGGTGAAATTGAAGGCTTCCCTTCCGCTCGTGCTTATACCCGTGGCACGGACAACTACAACCTGGCGTTACTTAAGGATGTCTTTCTTACCGACACGCCGGTTCTGCGTTCTGGGGCAGATGTAACCAACCTCAGCGACTCTGACTACAACTTCAAAGGCGTCACGGTTAAAACCCGCTACGGCACCAACGCGCAAACGTACATCTCAAGCCCAGGTTTTGAAGCTGTTGAAGACGTTAAATCTGTCAACACGGAAATCAAACAGGCAACGCCTGTAACTCGACAAATTACCGATACCAATGTTGATGCTGTTCGCATCAGCCTTGCAATTTCTCGCTTGGAGCGTGGCACTAACGAAGGTGACGTGCTTGGCACCAGCGTTTCATTTGATTTCCAAGTTCAGTACAACGGCGGTGGTTTTACAACCGTAAAACAAGACACAATTAGTGGTCGTACGGCGGATAAGTACGAACGGGATTACTACATCGAACTGGATGGGGCATTTCCGATAGATATTCGTGTTGTTCGTACAAGTGCAGATAGCAGCGACACCGATGTAAGCCCTTCATTCTTTGTTGCTTACACGGAGATCATCAACCAAAAGCTGCGTTATCCAAACAGCGCGTTAGCTGCGATTCGTTTTGAAGCGGAACAGTTCAACTCAATACCGGCGCGGTCTTACCGAATTCGCGGCATCAAAGTCAAACTCCCCGACAACGCCAGCGTCGATTCTGATACGGGCAGGGTCACCTATAGCGGCACTTGGACTGGAACGTTTGGCGCTGCCCAATGGTGTAAGGATCCAGCTTGGATTTTGTACGACTTGCTGATTAGCAAGCGCTACGGATTTGGCGACCACATTGTCGAAGCTCAGCTCGATAAATTTGCGTTTTATTCCGCCAGTCAGTATTGCAATGAGCTTGTCAATGACGGTTTAGGCGGAGAAGAGCCGCGTTTCCAGTGCAATGCTCAAATTCAAAACCAATATGAGGCTTACAAGCTGATCAATGACCTGTGTTCGGTCATGCGCTGTCAGCCGTATTGGTCCACTGGTTCGCTGACCATTACGCAAGACAAGCCGACCGATTCGACGTACCTGTTTAACCGCTCCAACGTGCTGGAGCCTGGGTTTAGTTATGCCGGTTCGGATCTAAAAACCCGTCACACCGTCGCTGTTGTTGCCTACCTCGATCAAGAAACGCGGGAGCTGAACTACGAATCCGTTGAAGATCGTGACGCTATCGCCAAATACGGCGTAGTTACAACCCAAATTCGAGCCTTTGCCTGCACTTCACGCGGTCAAGCAAACCGCTTGGGGCGTTGGATTCTGTTTAGCGAACAGCAAGAGACAGAAGTCATCAGCTTCACTGCATCAATCGAAGCGGGTTCGCTGATTCGCCCTGGCGCAGTCTTTGACGTACAAGATCCTGTACGAGCTGGTGTTCGTTTTGGCGGCAGAATTGTCGGCTCTGGTACTAATACAGTCTCTGTTGATGACACCACTGGGATACCCAGCGACAACGCAACGATCAGCGTTCTCCTGCCCGACGGGACGCTGGAGACGCGAAACATCATCAGCCGTACAGGCGTTTTAATCACTGTTGATGAAAACTGGACAACGCAACCACAGGTAAACAGTGTTTGGGTAATTCAAACTGATTCTCTGCAAACGCAGCAATACCGCGTGCTTACCGTCAAAGAAACTGACGGGCATTTGTATGAAATAACTGGACTGAAATACAACGCAAGTAAATACGCTTATGTCGAAAGCGGTACGGCTCTTCAATCACGCACAATCACCAACCTCAACTCAATCCCTGCCGCTCCAACTAGTCCAAAAGCAGAAGAGAAATTTTACGCCGCAAACGATAAAGCAAAGGTCAAACTGGTTGTCAGCTGGGCAGCGGTCAAAGGGATCCCGCAGTACAAGGTTCGCTATCGCGCAGATGATGACAACTGGGAACAGCTAACGGTTACAAAGCCCGACACCGAGATTCTCGACACACGGGCAGCCCGTTACACGATTGAGATTTACAGCATCAACTCACTGGGTCGGCAGTCTTCGGATTTTGCCAGCTTGACATTTAATGCCATCGGCAAAACGGCGGTGCCTCAGCAGGTGCAAAACCTGCGGTTTGAGGCGACAAACGAAAAAGAAGGAATGCTCAAGTGGGATGAATCCACCGAGCTTGACGTTAAAAACGGCGGTAAGGTCTACATCCGCCACAGCAACCTCACCGACGGAACTGCCAACTGGAGCAATTCAGTTGACCTGATTGAAGCTGTTGCTGGTTCTGCTACTAGCGCCAAGATCCCGCTGATTGAGGGCGAAGTGCTGGTGAAGTTCGCTGATGACGGCGGACGGCTTAGCACCGACGAAACCAGCGTGATCATTGACCTACCCGACACACTCGGGCGGTTGCTGGTACAGAACAGGCGTGAAGATCAGGATGCCCCTCCATTCCAAGGGCAACGCACCGATACGTTCTACAGCGAGGAGTTTGACGCGCTGACGCTGGATGGTGACGCCGAGTTTGATGATGTTGCCGACGTGGACAACATTGCAAGCTTCGATTTCTTGGGCAACATTCTCAGCAGTGGTGAATATCAGTTTGTCGATACGCTTGATCTTGAAAATGTCTTCTCACTGGATCTGGAACGGCGGTTTGTCACTCGCGGTTTTTATCCCGGCGACCTGATCGACGCCAAGACCGAGTTGATTGACAACTGGGATGATTTTGACGGCAGCACCGTTGACAAGGTCAACGCCAAACTGCTGGTGCGCCGAACTGATGACGACCCAACCGGCACGCCAACCTGGACCAGCTGGCAGGATTTTGCCAATGGCACGTTTAAGGGTCGGGCATTCCAGTTCAAGGCTGAACTGACCAGCAGCGACACCGCCCAGAACATTCTTGTCGATGAACTGGGTTATCTGGCGCAGTTTGCTCGTCGTCAGGAGCAGAGCAGCACAGCGGTTGCCAGTGGTGCGGGCGCCAAGGCGGTGACCTTTGCCAATGCCTTCTTTACTGGTACAGCATCACTGCTTGGGACCAATAGCAACCTGCCTAGCATCGGCATCACGGCTCAAAACATGCAGAGCGGTGATTACTTTGAGGTCAGCAGCGTCAGCGGCACCGGCTTTACTGTGACATTCAAGAACAGCAGCAATACCGCAGTGGATCGTAATTTCAACTGGAGTGCTGTTGGGTATGGCAAGGCTGGTTAAAGTAGACGAAAGACTGTGTAAGCGGCTGTGGCAACCCACGACTACAACATCGCCAACGGCACAGGTGCTGCCGTCAGGAGCGATCTAAATAACGCCCTCGCCGCAATCGTCAGCAATAACAGCAGCAGCACGGAACCCGCTACTACCTACGCTTTTCAGTGGTGGGCGGATACGAATAACACGCTGCTGAAGATCCGCAACGCGGCAAACAGTGCATGGGTGACGGTTGGTGATTACAGCGCTACCAACTTGGGCTTGCTGAGCGGCTCCACAGCGGCTAGCACCTACCTGGCATTGGCTGGCGGCACCGTCACTGGTGCGCTTGAGATCGGCACTGCTGGCTCGCTGGTTTTCGAAGGCGCCACGGCAAACGACTTTGAAACCACGCTGGCGGTTGTGGATCCGACGGCTGACCGGACGATCACGCTGCCCAACGCCACTGGCACGGTTCCGCTGTTGAGCTTGGCGCAAACCTTTACGGCAGCACAACGCGGCAGCATTTCGGCAATCTCGGTTGCTTCTGGCGATACCACCAAGACGCTGGATTTTGCCACCGCTAACAACTTTGCCTTGACGCTTGCAAATACGGCATCTTGCACGCTGGCTAATCCCAGCAACTTGACGGCAGGACAAAGCGGTTCAATCTTTGTTGTGCAAGACGGAACTGGCGGGCGATTATTGACTTACGGATCTTCCTGGGACTTTACGGGCGGAACTGCGCCTACTCTGTCCACGGCTGCATCGGCGGTTGATCGTATTGATTACGTTGTCCGCACGACCGGCTCCATCCACGCC